AAACCACATGGCGCATATTTCATACCACTTGGGTCGGCACCACATTCCAATGTTATGTATGGTATATAATCTAATATTGGATTATTAACACAAGCACCAACACAATCACCATTAACACAATCATCACTATTTATGCAACTGTCACACCTACATTGTGCTTGGTTTGATGCGAAAATACAACCTATTGCGGTTATTCCAGCGACAATAACACAAATTGTTGTTAATATACCATTAATAAGAAATATTACGGTATTAATAAGTGGTATTATACTTGTGTTAAAAGCACAAAGTATTGTAACAAATATATTTAAAAATAGACATATAAGACCAAATAATGGGTTTATATCTATATCTAATTTATTAAATGGGAATGGTGAAAATGGGCCTTCGTCAACATCCTTTATACCTACGAAATTTCTTTCTTCTATATTTATTGTACTAACTTGAGCCCTAGCAATATAATTTTTTACTGTATATATTTCATTCCATATTAATTCTTTAAAGCTAGAATTAGATGTATTATTATCAAAGTTATAGTCAATAGTATTTCCACTCGGATTATTTGGCACTAAGTATTTAGCTCTGGTAGTTGACTGACCTTCAGCACCATTAACGTTCATACCTATTCTAAATCTAACATTAGATGTTGTTGGAATACCTTTTGTTGGGTCATTTGATGGTATTAATTCACCTTCTTCAGAGGTAACAATATAATTAAGGTTCATTGGTATTAAATAAGCCCAAGTACCATTATCATCTATAACTTGCCCACCATTAACATCAAATCTTTCAGTACCACCATTTCTGGTTTTCCTAATCATTTCTATGGTACCAGAACCAGTAGATAATTGTGAATGTTTCCCCATATCTTCTCTAGGGACACAAAACTTACCAAGACTATTCTTACCACTATCACTAATTATCGAACCAACAAATAAGGCACTTGGTGTTATATTTACTCTTAAGTCAACATCAATTCTACTTATGCCAACTTCACATTGGTCAGTGTCACCCCAAAATGGTATAACACTGGCACTAATCGGTGAAAATCTTTTTAATTGACTTAAGTTTGATGTTTGTAATCTATCCTTATATTTTGTTGGTGATTGAAAATTATTTGAATTACCCCCATCTATTATTAATTCGTAGGGTTTTTGTGAAAAAATACCAATGTCTGAAATATCAGCCTCAACATGTAAAAAATGTGAACCTACTGGAACACCAAATATCATAAAATCACCAGAATCATTTGTGGTGGTAGTGTATTTATAATACTTACAATATATATCACTTAATTGTGCGTTATCTTGTATTTCTCGTTTGCTTGGAAAAGTACCAATTGTTGTGTGGCAATCGTCCTTACCTCTTGAATTTTTAGGTAGTAGATTATATGGTATACCATCAGAATCTTTATCCGTAAATATCTCAAATGGGTAAAGACCTAGTATTTCTGGGTCTAGTGCATCATCACTATCGATTGGTATAAATATGGAAACCTTAGTATTTGGAACGCCCACCCCATTGTTAACAATTACTCTACCAACAACAACACCATAGTCAGAACAAAAACGCTTATACGCTTGATTTTGAGATATCCTTAATGATAGGATTTCAATAAAATCAAAGTCTTGGTTTATTTTTACCTTTAGGAATTTATTTTCACCCCCTGGAGTAGTTTTTATTCTTATGTTGTTAGACATTAATTATCTTTATTTTTAATTATTTTGACTATCAACAACATTAGTTTTGGGTGTATGATTATTGATAGCATTATTCTTATTAAAATATTTTTTACTGTTCGTTATGAAATTTTCCACATTCAAGGTGCCATCTCTAAAGATTGCCTTATGTATCACATATATAGAAAATGGAATAATTACCACACTAATTAATATTGAAACAAAGATAAATAAAATTACCTTAACCGAAAATGTTAGTATTTTATCACCAAATGTTTTATCATTTTCAGACTCATTTGTCAAATTACCATTATTTTTATTCTTACAATTGCAACCCATATAAAAAATTTTTATGATTATGTTATACCATATTATATAACGTTTAAATTGAATAAAGTCAATAATTGTATTTAAATTATTTTACTCTTATTTTGATGTCTTGGTCAATAAATTTAATTTCAAACATACCCACTGGGTCCCCAAAAAGTGTGTACTCACCCAATAAATCAATTTGTCTTGTTGCATCATCAATATATGGTTGCGGAATTTCATTTGATGAATATTTACCCTCACCGACCTTATTGTAAACCCTTAAATCAATAACATTTAAAACACCTGGAACATTATTTATTTGTTCAACCAATTGAGCCAAATATATATTATCACCCATACCCCATTTGTCTATATTAAAATAATCTGAAATTGTACTTATTGATTGGGAAATAACTTCGGATTGTGGAAATTGTTTATCAACAAATAAATCAACCTCAAATCCTATATTATATACATTACCACTATCAATCTCAATATAGTCATTAAGCATTCTATAGTCTGATAAATAAGTTGATATGTTGTCCTTTAACGCACTAGTGGAACTAGTACTTAAGTTTCCATTTTCATTAAGTGTTAATATAAAAACCTTAACTTTATTTTGTACCTCCATTACATTATTTCTAAATGGAATGCCAAACTCCCCAGGCATCAACGCAATTCTTGTTTTATAGTCCTCTATTGTTACACATCGTTCTTGAGATGAAAAATTATATCTAACTAAGTTTCTTAATTCCTCAATACTTGGTTCATCTCTACCACCTAACGCTGGCAATGGATTATTAACGATTACAGAATTTCTAACCTGTTGATTTATAACATCATTAGCACCATTAACAACTGTTGTTATATTAACAACAGTTGAAAGTGTATTTGGTCCAATATTAGTTGAAGCACCACCACCTACTCTATAAGACACAAACATAGTTCTATTTGCGGTTGGTGTTAAACCAAATGCTGTATTATTTATAAAATCACCAATTCGATTAACAAGTGATTTATTAACCCCAAAATCACATAACGAACTTATATCTTCAGAACCACCACCAAAAATTAATTTGGTGAATCCATTGTCAGTATACTCCCTTATAAATCTTTGGTTGACTTTCTTAAACTTACCTGGCTTCACAGTTGAATTATCACTGAGTTTTGTATTGTCTGGTATAAATACTATATCATCAGCTAAGGCATTAACCTCATACCATCTATTATCTTCATCATATAATTGCGATAGGGTTGGGTTGCTTGTTATATTTGTACCTTCTAGGGTTATTATTGAGTTAATTGATAAAACATTATCTTCTGGTAATATTACCTCAAAAAATGGTCTAACATCGCTCTCACTTATTGTTCTTTTTAAAGTTTTAGTAACACCATTTGTCACTATCTCTCTTTTTGTTAACACATAGTTTATTATGTTGTTATTATTATCTAAGTTTGGTATTATAAGCCTATTTGGTATGCCACCAGTAGTAAATGGTGAAGAAAAATCTATATCATCTGGTGCTTCAAATACTTTTCCAGCACCACTTATCTGGGCACCTCTTCTTATTACTGGTGCATAACTAACATCAAATGTATCACCTAAAACTGGTACAGTAACAGAAAAATCAGCAATTGTAACTGATGGTCTCTTACCTGGTACCCTTAACCCAAATGTTCTAGCCATAGACAATATAGAACTCCTTTCTTGTGCAAAGTCTAATTGTGTCTCTTGAAACATCCTATCAGTCTGAAATGATAACATATCACCCACCGCAGCATTTAGCTCTAAAAGCATCATACCAACACTTGCATCGTTGAAATCATTGAATATTGTAGGGTAATATTGTTTAACAAAATTTATCAATTCTTGTCTTACATCAGCAAAGTTTCTACTATAATAATTTATTTTTTTAGGCATAACATAATTGTTTTATTATAAATATCATAATAATAAAAAATTAAAAAAAATACATGTTTATTTGACTTTTTATACAATCATTGGTATATTTCTAGTTATCAATGATAATTTTAATAAAGATTAAACTATGGATAAAGCATACATCTTTAATGAAGATAGTCTAAAATATGATGAAGTGGGGTATTTAATTAAATTTACCCCACTTAGTGTTTTTATAACTCTAGCCTTTATTATTGGATATACTTCTATTGTATCTATAATAACCCTTAGAGTTAAAAACACTAATGATGTTAAGGATTTAATAATACTTAGGAAAAACTACCAAAATATCAGTAATAAGATGACCTTAGTTAATTCTGTTATTGATAACCTAATTGAAAGGGATAATACCATTTATACCATCATGTTAGGTGTTGAACCTAAAAAAAATTATTTATGGTCTGGACCAAATAATGAATTAAATAAAAATTTAAGTGGAAAATCAAATGCTGAGGTTTTAGCGTTAGTAAAGAAAAAATTATTAAAAATAAAACATAATATTGGTGTTATAGCTAACTCTCAAGATTTAATAATTGATGAGATTAACACCAAAGAAACTATGTTTACATCAATACCATCAATATTACCAATTAAAGACTTTGATTTAACGAATAATAAGATTTCTGGTTTTGGTTATAGGATACACCCCATTTTTAAGGTAATTAAAATGCATACTGGTATCGATTTTCCAGCAAAAACTGGTGTACCAATATATTCAACTGGAAATGGGAAGGTAGTTAAGATACAATATAAGAGAAATGGTTATGGTAACAATATTATTATAGACCATGGTTATGGTTATAAAACACTCTATGCCCACATGTCCAAAATAAGGGTCAAATTAGGACAAAAAATTAAAAAGGGGGGGATTATAGGTTTTGTTGGTAATACTGGAAATTCAACGGGCCCTCATTTACATTATGAGGTTATTTATAATAATAAGAAAATAAACCCATTACCATTTTGCATTGATACTATGAATTATTCAGAATATGAAGAGTTTGTGGAGTTGAATTTATTACAAAACCAAGCAATGTCAATTAATTGATATTATAGTTGTATGATAACAAAATCAGTATCTTCAAAAACATCATCAGTTATAGTATAATCGATTCTAACGGTAACGGCATATTCACTTCTTTCACTTTGTTCAACAATTACTTCATTTACTTGTAAATTTGGTAAATACTTCTTTATGACACCATTTAAATGTTTCTTTATTTCAACATGTGTTGACTCATCATTCATTTCAAAAATATACTTAAGTAAATCGGTACCAAAATCTGGTAAATAAAGTCTCTCACCTCTTCTAGTAAGTATAAGATGCATTAAATCAGCCTTAATAGCTTGCTTATCTGAACTATTTAACTTAACGAAATCACCTCTTCTACTTTCTTTGAAGGGGAATGCAATATTAATAAATTTACCATTATCAGCCATAGTTGTGTTTATATATAAATATACTTATTGAAGTATTTCTTCAGATATTTTCTTTTTAATCACATTAAAATGGTTAGGAACCTTAATAACGAAAATAAATTCTTCTTCTAAATCAACCCCATTAACCATAACGAAATTCTTTATATTGGGTAGAGTTATTTGTGTGTGATTTAAATCATTATTTACATTTACTTCATATCTCTTACTAATAACCAACTTAGATAATATATTATCACCAAAATTAGTTATTTTTACTCCAGAAACAAGCTGACAATAGGGTCTGTCCCATCTTTCTATCTTTAAATCACCTGGAAGGTCACACATAATACTATAATTGTCGTAAGTATTAAAACTTTTAACAAATGTTTTGTGTGTTTGACCAAACATAATTTGTGTCAAACACAATAAAATTAATACATTTAAAATTTTCATAAAATATAATTTGTTTTATATTAAATATAACCAATTTCAGCAAAATTATATTTTATTAAAAATAAATTAAAAAAAAATGGAGAAACCTGGTGGAATCTCCATTTATGATGTTACTTAGGGGTATTAAATTATTTCACAAGACCCTCCACCGCAAGCTATTTCACCACTTAAATCAGTCTCATCGGTTAATTCAACTATTTTTGTTAAATCAATTGATTTTAATTTTGAAAACATATCATCAAAAGTTTCTTTTGTGCAATCTTCAAATGGGGCTTGTTTATATATGTGTTCAGAAAATGGTAATACGGATAAACCATTATAATGTTTGCGATTTTCCCACATCCATTCACCAGCTAATTCCCAATCATCTGGTTTTAAACTTATTGTTGCTGAAACGTTATGTGAGTTAGACCCAGTTCTGTGACCATATTTAACCCATTCTTTGGTAACTTTTTTAACTCTTTCTAATAGTTGGAATGGGCTTTCAGACCTTAATATTGCTCCTTCTGGTGATTTTTGTGGTACAGAAATTACAGCGGTATCATGTGGTCTAAAGTATTCATCTTCCACTAGCATTGGATGATTTTTCAATAAATAATTGTATATTGCTTCATTTTTACCAACACGAATTCTTCTAATATAATATTCATTATGCCAAGCATGAATCCCACTTGATGTTCCTAGTGTTAGTGAAGTTGTGCCAGCTGGTTTAACGGTTGTGGTTCTAGCGGCCTTATTAATACCAATAAGGTTAGAAACCCGTTCATTTTCATTTTTAACTATTTCAGCAGCTTCAGACATATCATAACCTAAGACAATACCAGAACCGATACCTGTCATTGACACACCAATTAAAGCATCTTTCTCTGTTGTTCTTCTCCATATGTCTCTCAAATAATGGAAATTAGTGTAACCAGCTTGTAGTGTGCCTATAAATGCTGCCACCTTTACTCTTTCATTATAATCTTCTTGAGATTTTAAATCTGAAACATTAACTTCACATAAATTACAAAATTGATATGGTCTTAATGCTATTTCGCAACAATTACCAGTTACAACTTTAGATAATTGAAAACAATGTGTATCATCTTGAACAGATATGTCCCAAACATCTTCATATAAATCAGTCTCTTCAATTGATATAACCTCAACTTGATTATTATCTTTAGTGTTTTTAAATTTATAAGAATCTAACCTATCTTGTTTATGTGAAACTGATAATTTAAATATTGATATAAATTGTTTAATTGATTGATTCTCATTAATTCTTAAATCATACCTAACAAATTCTTTACCATTTAATTTTGAAATGCTAGACTTAATGGTTGTTTTTATACCGTAAAATCCTAACAATTCAGAAACATCATTAATTAGTTTTAAATGTTTAGAAGTTAACCCAATCCGTTTTTTATTTTTAGAAACATGTCCGTCTGATGAAAATAATCCATCAATAATACCTTTTCTATATTCCTCAGAACCATTAACCCAAACAGCGTTAGGTAAACCAACATTTTTATCAACAATACCAAATTGTTTAATATATTTATCAACATATTTATTATTTATTGATACTTCTTTGGTGTGTGTATCAATTAACACTTGCACCATTTCCTCTTCAAAGTCTTCAACCCCTCTTCTGTGTCTTTGTTTGAAATTACCATTAAATGATGGTACGTTATCTTTTATGGTTTCAATTAATAATTCTGAAATATTACTTTCGTCATCTTTATCACTAACTACCATTCCGTATTCTGAATAGTCTTTTCTATTAGAAACCCAACCATCACCAATAATCCAACCAGAAAGAAAACCATCTCTATAATTACCTAAGACACCATCAAATAATTTTGTTTCTCTTAAGAATGGCAATTTAGAACCATTTTTAATGTCTGGTGTACTGACCTTAACATATTTATTTCCATCCCATATAGGCCATTCGTGTTCCTTAGTTGCATAATAGTCGGTACCATCTTTAAGTGTTAATCGCCAAAGTTTTTGATTATTACCAGATAACCAGCATTTAGCATTACTAATTTCCCCATTTAAATTCTTAACTTTAAACTTTTTATCTTGTAATTCTTCTATTGGAAATATACCATCTGTTGTGATTACTTTAGTTCCAGCCCTTAATGAAGGGTTTGTGCCCCAATCCTTATCATTTGTTAAATATATACCTGGTTCACCAGCATTTGATGCTTCAACTCTTTTCCACAAACTTAAAAAGAAATCTTTTGTTATTTTATGTCTTAATAATACAGCTGAATTATTGGCTCTACCTCGTTGTGGGTTTTCTTCCCACCAAGCACCTGTTTTACATGAAATCATTTCATTGTCATCAGCACTAAATAATGAAATTAGTGCGGCTCTTCTAATACCACCAGCTAAAACAGCATCAGCAATATGACATACAATATCATGAACTTCTATTGGGGTTAATTTGTCACCATCTTCTTTAGAGTTTAAAATACCCTGTAATTTATGTAGACAATCTTTTAATGGTTGTGGTCCTGGAGCCTTACCACCAGATGTAACTAGTTGTGCACCTTTAGGTCTAATATCAGAAAAATCAAATTCTGGTTTTGATAATTGGTACCCAAAATAAGCCTTAAATAATACCTTTATTGAGTCAGCCCAACCTTCAATTGAATCACCAATTAAAAATCTTCTTTTTCTTTTCGGGTTTGGTTTTCTAATTTCTGGTAATTTATCAACATGGTGTTTTTGTACAGAATAACCAACCCCAGTACCACCTAATAATAAAAACATTGTTTCTGCAAATGAATCTAAATGGTCAATTGGTAAATATGCACAATTATATATTCTGTTTGGACTAATCTCAATAGGTTTACCCCCAAACTGCATCGACCTCATGGATGGTAAAACTTTTTTGTTATTAACTAACTTATACGCTTCCTTTATTTCATTCTTAAGTTTAGGATATTTTTTAATATGCATATTCATATTCCTATCCACTAATTCATCCCATGTTTCCCTTCTCTTTAGTGATGAGTTATATTTAGAATATTTCATATAAACAGTTAAATTTGATAAAATTTTTTGCGATGCATCCATGTTTTTAATTTTTAAGATATTATTATTTTACGTTTTGGGTTGTTAAATTTTCTTTGTGTGAATTAGTTAAGTATTTTGTATAGCATTAATAACCTCATTAATCCTATTTTGGTCTGTTTGTTCTTTTATTTGTCTGGCCTCAACAAAAGTATTACCCCTTTCACCATCTTCTGTGATGTCAACCAAAACCCTCCCATTATCAAAAGTTATATCTGAAAATACAATACCATCTTTACCAAACCTTGATTTAAGGATTGCCATATTAGCAGTACCCTCTTCTTTTTGGTCCAATGACTTTGCTATTGATAGAATGAAGTGCCCAATTTGACCTTTTTTAATTGAACCACCAATCATACTTGAGTCAACTGTTTGTGCATTAATAGATGAGCGATTACCTTGAACAGCAGTCCAACCAGCTATATCTAATTCATCAAGCATAGTTTCAAATTGTCTCATAACATTTCCTTCGCCACCCCATTCATCTTTAAATTGTTTGGTGGATTCAACGCAATCAATATAATCAAGTAAGATTATATCTGGTCTGAAACCTTTTGCTATCAACTTTTTTATATATTGTTTTATATGTGGTATTGTTGTACCATGACTAGGCATTTTCTTTAACTTAATAATGCCTGGCTTTTGTTGTTCATAATTAGCAACACTTAAAACCTCTTCTCTATTGTCATTTAACTCATTAAGTGTATATTTACCATTCATCCAACAAGTTAAGTGCTTCCTCTGAATAACCTTCGGATTGTCTTCAAAAAATATTTGAAGGACATTTCTACCAAAATTTTTGGCATTATTGGCTAATATGGTCATAAGTGTTGTTTTACCAACACCAAATGGTGCAAGAATAACGGCTAACTCTCCTTTTGCAAGACCACCATCCATATACCCGTCCAACCCGTTAACACCAGTAGGTATTGGTTCTCTGAAGTCATCAGCCATCACATTATTAATGTCATGAAATACATCTATACCATCATCCTTTTCATTACCAACCTCAAGTGCTTTTTTAAATATTTCTTCAATTTGATAATAACTATCTAAATCACCATTATCAATTATTTTTTGAACAGCCCTAACCGCTTTTTTTGCCTCCTGTTGTTTACAGAATTTCATGGCAGTATCTTGAACCCTTAAATAATTATTTTGGTCAGAATTCTGTATTTTTTGGAATTGTTCAAGACATATTAACTTATCTGCTTTATCAACTATAGATTCAAATAATATGGACTGTAAATCACTGAAGCTTGGTATTACTTCATATTCTTCATAATTATCAATTATTTTACCACAAACGGTTCTTAAAAAAATATCATCAAAATAATTTGGCTTTATAATATCAACTATAGACTCACCAAATTTCCTATCCAATAGCAATTGCTGAATAAGTCTATATTGAAAATCAATACCAAGATACCCTAAGTCATTTTTGTTTATTTTACCCATTTGTTATTTT